AGGTAATGTTGCAAACGATAAAAATGCTTGGTTTAATCAAGTGGGTTCTTTTTAGAACTTAACACCCAATTCTTTTTCAGTTATTATTTTAAATACAGCACCGTTGTCTTCGGCATACGCAGTTGCGGCTTTCCACTTTGCTTGATTTTTGATAAACTCAAAACTTTCACGCATATATGATTTAGTTTTCTTTTTAGGTGGTTTAGGTTGCGTACATTGACGAGAAGGTTTAATCTCTATTAACATTTTTCTACCTTTATCAGTTTTAATAATGAAGTCAACAAAGTATCTATGCCACTTCTTATCAATAGGATTGTAATATCGTATAGGTAATTCTTCACTTGCCCATTGTACAATACCAGGATTGTTATCGCAGTAGACCATAAATCTACGCTCTAATAATGAACGATATATTATATTATTAGGGTTACCAACATACTTCTTTGGATGAGTTGGTTTATATATTCCTTTAAAAGACTTCTTCATATCATATAAATATTACTAATATATATAAAGGTAACAAATGGCTTGGACTTCAAAAGTATCAAACGTATTAAAATCAGGTGCAAAAAATTTTATAGGTAATGCAGTATCAAATGCTGCTGGTAATCTAATTAGTAACTTTGCAGGTGGGGCAAAGACTACAAAGTTAGCGGCTAAACTTGCTAATAAATCGCCACTTGATATAGACACTTCACCCACATCACACTTATCAGCACAGAATGACCCATTTAAATATGGTCAGTTATATTATCCACAAGAAACACAAAATTTAGGTGAAGGTCACTATATAATCTTTGATACAATTTATAATACGCAAACATCATTAAATGCTATTAAAAATCCTGGTAGTAATGTATCAAAAATAGTCAATAAAAGTTTAGATGTCAGATTAGGTGAAAATCAATTAAGAGATAAGGCAAATGCAAAACGATTATCACAATTAAAGAAACAAGGATTTTTAGATAAGAATGCTACATCACTTGTACAGTCAACTAAATCAGGTATGGGTAAAGATATTAAAACTCATAAAACTTTAGGTGATTCTATAATATTATATACACCACCTACTGTTAAGTTTGATTACAAAGCATCCTATGAACAAGCAGAAACAAAGAATTTAGCATTATTAAAAGAAACAGGTTCACAATTTGTTGAAAATATAGGTCAGTTTTTAGATGGAGATTTTAGTGGTGTCAATGATTTATTAGGACAATTAAAAGACGCAGGCGGTGTTTTAGGTAGACAAGTTTTACAAGGTGCGTTAGAAGTTGCATTTCCAGGTGCCGCTGGTTTCTTTACAAAACAAACAGGACGAGCAGTTAATCCTAGAATGGAATTAGCATTTCAATCTGTACCGTTTAGATCATTTGCTTTTGAATTTGATTTTGCACCAAAGAATATCAAAGAGGTTGAAATGGTAAATAAAATGATGCAATTATTTAAATTTCATATGTTGCCAGATGTGTCAAACGAAAAATATTTAATTACACCTTCAGAATTTCAAATAGGTTATTATTATAGAGATAAAGCAAATATGTACTTACCTAAAATTAGTAGATGTGTATTAACTGATATGTCAGTTGATTATTCACCAGAGGGTGTATTTCATACATTTAAGGCAGATGAGAAAGGTGCAATGCCTGTAATTTCTAAAATGACATTATCATTTACTGAAACAGAAATTATGACTAAACAAACCGTTGCTGAAGGATTCTAATGACATACTTTAGTTATTTTTCACAAGGGTTTTATGATTTAAAAGGTGACGGTAATGACAAACTTCTTACAGATTTATTTACAAGAATCAAAGTCAGAAACAAAGCATTTGATGTTGCTACACTATACGACAAATATGATGTTGTAAGTGGTGAAAAACCTGAAGATGTATCATTTAAACATTTTGGTGACGCACAATATCATTGGGTAATACTATTAACAAATAATATTACAGACAGATTTTATGGATGGCCGTTATCATTTCAGGAGTTTGAAAACTTTGTTAAAGACAAATACGACAATCCAGACGCAGTACACCATTATGAAAAATTACAATCAAGTGGTCGTACAACAGGACAAGGACCTGCTGATTATTCACACTATATAGAATGCTTATCTACAGATACAGGCGCACAAGCAGTTACAAACAGACAATATGAAGATAGATTACAAGATGAAAAAAGACAAATACAATTACTTGATCCTGCTTATTTACAAATATTTGTAGAAGAATTTGAAAAACTAGTGAGTGAATAATGCCATACTTCAACGCCAATAATAAACTCATAGAACGACCAGGTAATTATATAATTACCGATATTAATATCATACCCTATCATAGAGAAGGTGATGAGGGTATCTTTCGTCAAATTATTACCGATCAAGTTATAGAATTTAGTATATACGAAAGTATAGAAAACAATTTTTTATCAGGCGATATGTCTATTGTTGATGGTGTTAACCTTGCAAGTATGTTACCTTTAACTGGTTTTGAAAGATTAGAGTTTAAATTATATACACCTGGCGAACAACGTGGTTATGACTTTTCAGTATTAACAGGTCACCCTATGATGATTACAGGCATACGAAATAAGACTATGTTAAAAGATAGGATACAATCTTACACACTTGAATTTTGCAGTATGGAAAGAGTAAAAAATGACCTTATACGTGTGAGTAAATCATTTGCTGGTACAACAGATAATATTATATTAGATGTATGTAGAACAGAATTAGATACAAAAAAGAATATAGTATTAGAACCTACAAAAAGTGTTGCCAAGTATATTGCACCACGTATTAAACCTAATGAAACAATACACGAGGTTGCCAAGTTATCAGAGTCAAAGAACTTTGAAAACGCAGGTTATTTGTTTTATGAAACAGGTACAGGATTTCACTTTAAATCATATGAATCAATGTTTACAGATGCTAGTGGCAGAGCAAGAGATGTACGTGCCAAATACTCACCTAAAATTGTATCGTATAGAGATGAAAAAGGCGATAGAGATATAATCAACGCATTGCAGTCCGCATCCGATTTTAGATTAAAAAGTCAGTTTAACACATTAAGACATCTAGCCGCAGGCACCTATGGTAGTCGAATGATAATACACGATAGTTTTAACAAAACCTTTGAAGAATTAGATTTTGATTATCATACACAATACGCAAAAGAAAATCATTTAGAGGCAGACGCCAGAGGTCAGAAACGAGAAGACAATGGTGTTGTACCGTTCTTTAATTTCTCACAAGGTAAGACTATATCAGACTTTAAAGAAGGCAAGATACATTTTCAATCATTTACTGATAAAGTACACAATGATTACGATTTTCTAGGACGAAACAGTAATGTAACACAAAAACGTATATCACAAAAGGCTGCCTTGTCTAGCATAGTGTTAGAACTTGATTTACCAGGTTTTACAGGTATAAGTGTAGGGGAAGTCGTACACTTCACTCATCCATCGTTTATGCCAACGCAAAACGCAAATGATAGTGATAATGACCCATATTTAAGTGGACGATACCTAATTAGTAGTATTAGACACAAAGTTAATTTAAAAATAACAAAGAAACACACAATGCTCATAGAACTCGTAAAAGACAGTTTTAACAAGTCATTACCAGAGGATGAAGTAGATTTATTTACAGGACAAGAAAACGAACAAGGAGACAGTTATTTACAATATTCACTTGACGAAGCTTAGAATTGCTAAGAGTCAGATTTTTTTTAACAATACAGCAGGCCACCTGCCAACAATGAGAGCAAGAAACTGAAAAATAATGAAACGAAACATAATGACACAGAATAATACAATAAGAACTGTAAAGAACACATTTAACAGACTTATAGAAGGCATCCTCAATAGATATGACAATATAGTCTATTATAACAAATATAAGAGAATATTCAAGGACAATAGAACTGTATTAGAGAAACTCAAAGATAAAGTCAATCTTGCGATTGCCTGTCTTAATAAAAGTATAAGTAAATACAACGTTTCTGGTAGTTTAGACGGTCATCCTCATAGTATATGGATAGATAGTCTAGGTAAAGGCAGTTTGCGTAGGAGTAAAACAAATAGTAAAAAATGACGTATAGTGTAGTGATTAAAAACGGCAACATATCGGTAAAATAAAATGGCCTTTCTCGGAAATAATTTTAAGTGGTTTGTAGGCGTAGTAGAAGATAGACACGATCCTGAAAAAGTCGGCCGTCTTCGTGTACGTTGTTTAGGTATTCATACTTCAGATAAAAACAAACTACCTACGACAGACTTACCTTGGGCATCCTGTGTGTTGCCTACTACATCAGCAGGCATCTCTGGTCTTGGCCAGTCGCCTAGTTTTATTGTAGAAGGTGCGTGGGTGTGGGGATACTTTAGAGATGGCGAACAAGAACCTGTTGTCATTGGTACATTGCCTGGTAAACCATCGGAGTTAGGCAATCCTAATTCTGGTTTTTATGACCCTAATCGTAGAAGTGATGATGATACATTGGACGATTATAATATATCAGTTTATCCTCGGAATAATGCAGAACCAGATACAAATAGATTAGCCGTGAACAATGCAGACAAACCGGCCGCCTCGTTGGTTAGCAGACGGCTGGCACGTATAGGAGGTATACCTACCGCAGACTTTGATGAAGTTGGACAGAATATAACCGCAAGTGATACCGATACTTGGAATCAACCAGAAATTGCTTACAACGCCGTCTATCCTTACAATCACGTATTTGAATCAGAAAGCGGCCACATTAAAGAATATGATGATTCGTTTACCATTGACGCAGATGGCATTAGAACAAATCATTATAGAATATATGAAAGGCACGCCTCTGGTACTTCTACTGAAATGACCAACAACGGCGACAGAATTGACATTATAACAAACGACCATTACACCTTAACTAGTAACAATCACAAAGCGTACATACAAGGTGATTCAGATATTACTATAGATGGCCGACATAAGGTATACATTAACAAAGATGGTGAAGAAAACAATCATTATGACATACAAGTCGGACCTAACGCTAATGTTAACATACAAGTAGATAACGGTAACCTGAATGTAGTAACAAAGACTGGCCAGTTTAACTTTGATGTAGGTGCAGACTTTAACGTTAATGTAGGTGGGGATTATAATTTAAATGTTTTAGGAAATAAGAAAGAAACAATTGAAGGAAATCACACACAAGATACGACTGGTACTGTAGTGATAAAAGGGCAGCAAATAGATTTAAATCCTTAGGATTCTCATATAGAAAAGGGACATTGAAAACTGGCCTGCTTTTTTAATCTATAAATGCAATAACATCCCAGACACATATACTGGCCTTGTTTCTTAATTAAATAACTGGATTTTTTTTCGCAATATTTTTTTAGTCTTCAAAGTCGGCTACTTCATAGTTATCTTCTATTAGATCAGATACTTCATCAAGTTTATAACTTAAATCATTAGACAAATCACTATTATGTGTTAAGTCAAACGTACCGACTAATTCACTTACTTTACTTAAATGTTCATCTACTTGTTTTTTCATTTTATCATAGTCTTTATCAATAGTCATATTATCTCCTTTATTGGTTAACATATACTTATAGTATAGGACATTTTTTTCTTAAATTCAAGTGAAAAAAACCTTTACATTTTTCACTAAATAATATCAATGTTTTTAATAGAACAAAAGGAGAACACTATGTCTATGACCCCTATACAAAGATATAGATTAAGACAATATCTGGACAAAGTTCGTAAGCGTAGAGAGTACAACGATTCTTTAAAAAATAAGTCTAAAATTTTTTCTGGCATAAAAAAGGTTCTAAAAGTCGGTTTCTGGTTTTTTCTTGTTAAAGGTATCTTTTGGTTACTGGTTCTATTTGGTGTTTTAGAAATCCTTTAACTTATACATATACGTGTCTAACGTTCCCAGGAACAGCTTAAAGACCATAAATAGATACAACTAACACTTACATTCATCTTACATATCTCAACAACTGATCTGGTTATTCAAAACAAGGAGACGGCTTTGTCTAACAGTAATAAACTAGGTATTACTCGCTTAAAGAAACGAGCACCAAAGATTCCTGATTATACGTGTACGGAAATAGATAATGTAATAGATAAGTTGGAAAAAATCCAAGACTCTAAAAAATTTTCTAAATTGACTCTGAAGATACTCATACGTAAACTTGAAAGACTACGAAGAAGTAATGAAGCGTTACGTGAAAGTGGTATCTATTGGTATGATGTTTGTAAAGATTTATTAGGTTTAAAGAAGACGTACTAAATAGTGGTATGTTAAATGAACATATCTCTAAACACCACGATAGAATAAATCTTAACATTGATATTGATAGATTAGGTAAAGAGTACCTTGATTTTAAATATCATTTAGGTTTTAAAACAGACAATCCTGCTAATATTGATTTCAATGCAATTTGCATTAATCGGATACCAGGTGACCCTAAATCTATTTCTGGTGGTAATGTTAGAGGTCTTTATTGGACAATGCCTGATACAACTAATGTTGAAGAACAAAGATTGCCTTTTGTTGAAGAACACAAATATACAGAAATCTGTCCAGAGTTTAAAGGGTCTTATGTTGAAGAGGTTTATAACCTGATTAAGAAACATTTTAAAATAGGTCGTATTCGTTTCTTAATGAAACCACCTCGTACTTGTTTAAGTTGGCATAGAGATCCTGAAAAAAGAATACACATACCTATTATAACAAACAAAGGTAATATTATGGTTATAGAAGACACAGCATTTCATATGCCTTCAGATGGTGCAGCCTATATTACTGACAATACAAAATATCACAACTTCTTTAATGGTAGTGAAGTTGATAGAGTTCATTTAGTGGCAACCTTATTAGAATGATTACAATACTAGACAACGCATATAAAAGATTAAACGAATTAAGAAAGAAACATAATAAGAAGTTTGTTAGACTTTCTGTTAAAGGTGGTGGTTGTGCTGGTTTTAATTATGATTGGTCTTTTACAGATGAAGAACAAAGGGAAGATATTGTTATTGATGATATGTTAGTTGTAGATAGAATTAACGAATTGTATTTAACAGGTATGGAATTAGATTATACCTATGATGATTTTGAATCATCTTTTGTTTTTAACAATCCAAAGGCAACCAGTTCTTGTGGTTGTGGTACATCTTTTAGTGTTTAGTTGGTACGAAAAATTAATCGGTTATCTATTACTTTGTTATATAGGTTATATTTTAATTTGTATGATACTAGGTACATTTGATATCATATAAATAGTTATAATCGTTCATCCTGAAACGGACGGAAGTAGGCAATGCCGAAGGAACGCACCTAACTTTAAATAGGAGGGTGTTATGGAAAGACATACAAGATTACTTACAGGTTATAGTAAGTCTAAAGAGCTTGAGAAAAAAACAAAAGTTTTGTTTAGTGCCAGAAAAGAAGTTGATATTAATGCTGGTGGAACGTCTGGTTACATTGTTAAACACGGACCAAACAAAGATAAAGTCTTAGCTCACACAAAAGTTAAATCCACAAATAATTGGTAAAGTTGTATAAATAACTATACCACACCACGATAGACTTCGGTCTATCATAGAGAGGAGAGTTACCTCCACAGATACTCTCCTCTCGCTTAAAAAACCCACCGCAATCTCTCAATCACGGTGGGAAAAAACAACCCTTAAAGGGTAACTCTAAATTCCGTATTCGTTTAATCTAAAATCTACAACAGGCATAAAGTCGTAGGCATATTCATAATCAGGTAAGGCACCTGACATTTTAACTAACGTATCGTTTGGTTTCTTTTTATCAAAAAACTTTTGTAAAACAGTTTTAAGATTTTCAGCCATCACGTTATGAATATTTTTATTAAATTTACAAAACAATGATCCACAAACTACATTGGCATCTGTGGCACCAACTTTTTTTGCAACGTTAATAATTTCGTTTCTTAATTGTTCATTTGTCATAATATTACTCCCTATTAGTTATTTTAAATATAAAGGACCAGTCCATTGAATTGGATAGTTACCTGTTAATACATTTCCTCTTGGTGAGTTTAAAGCAGGTGCATTGTATCCAGCAGCTTTCAA